TTAATAAAATATCTTGTCCTCAGTTCTTCGTCAGTTTCTGCATCGTATCCTTCCTTAAATTCTTTTAAATTTGTCACTTTAGTAAGTCCCTGAATTGTGACTGGAAAATACTTTATCGCTCCAATTCCTACATTACATCCACTTCCTTTGTCAACTGATCTAGCAGGCACAATTACTTTTTTTGTAGCATCTATAACTTTCTTTTCAGTTGTTTCAAAAATAAAAGTATCACTGCTTATTTTTGTTCCGACTTCAACAACTGTTCCTGCTTCTCCTTCAATTTGAACTTCTCCAACAGAATTTACTGCTTCTCTCCTTGAAAGTCCTACTGTTGCCGCAATCTTTTCAAGAAAAATTCCTTCTGATGTATCTGCAAATCCCATTTTATGCACATAATCTACAATATCTCTAAAATTGCTAAATTCAATTGAAATAGGTGCCAGATTGTCATAAAATAACCCTCCTTCCGTTTTGTCATAATCAGAAGGCAAATTATTCAACATGCTATTCAATATTTCTTCTGCTGTTTTCTTAATAATTACCGTCAACTTAAAAACGCCTCCCATTCAAATGATTCATAATTATCCAATATTACTCTAAATTTTGTTTTTAAACTGTTCCTTTCCATTATTGCTTCAAAGTCTTCAATTTCTAAAATCCTTGGATGTTTTTTCATTTCCTCTTCGATTTCTCTTTCAAGTTCCGCATATAAAAAAGGAGTAGGAAATCTCTTGCCTAGTAGCATTTCTTTATACCCTAATCCATACGTTTTATATATTTTATATTTGTATTTTTCAGTTAATAATTTCTTTTCAATCCACATCCTTATACTTCTTATGTCATCTGTTTTTATTAATCTTCCATCCTTTTTAAGCATTTTTCCTTCAGTAAAATCAATCAGAAATGTTTTTCCAAGTGATGACTCTTTTTCCAGTTCTTTTATTTCATTTTCACCAATAAATTTCATATTTGGAAACATCTACATCACTCCTTATTTTCAATGACATCACATATAAAATACATCTGCTCGCTTGTTGTTGGAATTACATATACTTTCTGTCCTTCTTCAAGCTGATAAGTTAATTCGAAATCAAATTCTACATCCACATCAGACCATTTTAATTCATCCGTAATTTGCATTGTTCCATTTAATTTGATTGTTCCTAAATTACTTCCTTTTAATTTCCCTGTTCCTTTTGCTTTATAGTGCTTTGTCGTAAGCCCTCGGCTCACATAAATCTGCTCAGGCTCTAATATTATTAAGCCTTCTTTTATTTTTACTCTTAAAGGATTTGTGGAAATCACGATGCCTTCAAGCACTCCCATTGGCATGACGTTATCCCTTTCCTTAAATGCTTTGGCAAATTCATTTTCCCAACTCATTTCTTTACTCCTTTTTTATTTTTTTTACTATTTTTATTACTTGCTTTTTCTGTTTTCCCTTGTTCTTTAGATTGTTCTTTTTCATAAGTTTCTGTTGCATCTTCTATTTCATTTTCAATATCACTTTCAGAGTATTGAATTAAGTTTATACTGCATTTATGATTATTATTTTCAAGACTATGTTCACAATCTTTGATTAAATACTCTCCATGTAGATAAAGATTATCATTCTCAAGTTCTACTATCCTTCCAGCTCTTATTTTCTCATTTCCAAGCATTGTTAAGCTAATATCTTCATTTATTCTGTTAAGTCTTTTTAACTTATTATTTGCTATATTTTGTGCATTTCCTTTACTCTTTTCATCAAACTTTTCCACTTCCTGCAGTAATCCAAATTCTTTAATACTTGCATCATCTTTTGCTTCTGCTACTACTCTCTGAGTCTTTTCATCACCGCTGACTACAATTATTTTATTTTTCAAATCTGCAATGCTTCTACTGTGACTCACACTGTTCAAAAAATCTGTTGCTTTTACAAGATTGTTTTTGCTCAGTTCATAAGTGCTATCAATTATTATTTTTTCGTAAGGACTTATTTTTACAGTTGTTTTTTCCATTTCAAGTACATATTTTTTCTTATTTTCCGCTGTATTAATATTAATGATATCTTTTATTATTTCACTTACTGTCTTATCATTATAAATTTTAGTAATAACGCTTGTTAATCCTGTTATTTCTACAGCTATTCCAAACTCAGCACATAATTCTTTTATTGCATTTTCACTGCTGATTTTGTTAAATTGCTTAATAGTAGTTGACTTGTTAAGCCAAAAAGCATAATCATATGCTTTAAAACTTCTTGTATTATTCCCGTTATCTTCTTCAACTATTATTACCTGAGTAATCATTTCATTGCCTTTAAATAGAGATAATCCACTTCCAAGTGTTATATTATCTAAAAAATTAAAATTCTTATCATTAAAATTATCTGGTAAAGTAAATGACATTTCCAATCCAAGAGTATCAATGCTATCACTCCATTTTAAGCCTGAAATAAAAGGCATTATATCCAATCCTTCATCCGCTGATACAAGCCTGAAATCCATTTTTCATTACCTCCTGCCATTTCTTTCGCTTTATTCATTGCCTGCTGTTCTATTTCCTTTGCTTTTTTTACTACTTTTTCTTCAAATTCAGTCAACGGCTCTTTTCCCTGTGGCCTTTTATATTCAGTAACTTCAAGACTATACGGAACGTCTCCTGCTCTGTCCGAAATTCCATGCTGGAAGTTATATCTACATTCCATATTTAAAACAATTTTAAATTTACTGATTATAATTACTCTCACAGGCTCATTTTCATCCCTATATTTTTCAAAAAACTTCATATAAAATTTAGGATTTAGAACACTTCCCATTTCCATCCAATGATATACTTTACTTGGAAAATAGCTTTCTATTTCAAATTTTCTTAATCCTTTTTTCCCAATTAAGAGTAAAAAGCCTTTATCTACTGTTTCAAACTCTTCATCAGATAAAGACTGATTAATCACATGAATATGCGGAACTACAGGGAGTATTGCATATTCATTTCCTTTTTTAAACATAACTTTCATATTTTACTCCCTCCTACATATTCTTATAAGCTCCCATTACCTTTGCTACAATTTCATTCCCTACATAGTCAGCATATTCCTCATTGCCAATAACATTTCCTTCAATTGTAACATTTACCGAAACGCTTGGCTTTTCAGATTGCTTTTTACTCTGTTCATGACTCAAAATTTCTGTTCCGCTAGGCAATACTGCCACTTCGTTTCTCTTATTTTCATTTATTTGTGTAATTCCACCTTTAAAATAAGATGTTCCAAGAGCTTTTCTTCCAGGAACAGCCCCAGCTGAAACATTATTCGCTTGCACATTTACACTTTTATTTTCTGCTTTCGTGTTATTCCAGTTCATCAGTTTTTGGATTGCTCCACCTATTGAATCTTTTACCCTGTTGAATCCACCTATAACTGCATTTATTCCACCCATAAGACTATTAAAAGCATTTTTAACTACATCTATTGCGGGCTTTAAGAAATTCATAAACTGATTCCATAGCGAGATTGCTCCAGCTTTTATTGTATCCCAGTTTTTATATAAAGCTATTCCAACTGCTATTAATGCCGTAACTGCCAAAATTACTATTCCAATTGGATTTGCATACATTGCCGCATTCCATGCCCATTGTGCAACTGTGACTGCATTAACAGCTATTGCTCCACCTGCTAAAACTGCATTTTTTGCTACTTCTGCTGCAGTTAGTGCAAACGTTACCGCCTGAGTTCCTATCATTATTCCTTTGTAAGTAAGAAATGCTATTCCAATTGTCGTAAGAACAGGAGCAAATTTATCAAAATTTGTCACAAAAAATCCTGCAACTTCAATTATTTTTACTCCTAATCCAATTAAAGCATCTTTTATTTGCAAAATCTGTGGTTTATTTTCAGTAACAAATTTTTTAAAAGATGTGACTAACTGAAGTACTTTTTCTCTTATTTTCGGCATTTGAGAATTAAACCAACCAGCAAATTCCCCTAAAACTGACATGACTGCAGCTCCTACTTCTTCCTGTAAATCTCCAAAATCATTCTTTAATTGCTGAATTTTTCCCTGATCAGTCTGTGCCATTGCTTCATTAACTCCACCGACCTTTTGTTTTAATAAATCAGCAAGTAAAGCGGCTTTTTGAGTTTCTGTTCCAGATTTCATGATTTGTTCCTGATGTTTATCCAAAACAATTCCAGCTTTTTTTAATGCCCCTGTTTGGCCACTCATAGCTTTTCCTAATAATTTCCCATAGTTAGCCATATCTTCACTTGTCACATTAAGCCCTTTTTCTTTAACTGCAAGATCCGCCATTCCAGGAAGCAATTTTTTTATTGAGTCAGCTTGTAATCCAAAAACACCAGCACTAGTTATCCCCGCTTTTAAAACGTCATCTTCAACAACTCCTTTAGATTGTAACACTGAAGTATAATCTTTTAAGTCATTTATTTGTCCTTTAGTCATTCCCTTCGTGTTTTTAAGCACTGTTTCCATTTTTGTTGTCTGTAGCTGAGCTTCATTATAGGCATCTGCTGACTGTTTCAAAAAAACTCCTGTTGCTGCAGTTAATGCCGCAGTTCCAACAGCAATTCCTTTAATTGCAGTTTTTGCAATCCCCGCTCCAGTTTTCTTTATTTTATTCATTCCCATTTTAAAGCTTCTTTCACTAGCTTTTGCACTTGCTGTAGCTTTTTTAAGCGGTCCTGTGAATTGATCCTTTAAATTCAGAATGACATTAATACTTCTTGGCATCTTATGCACCTCCCATCATTTTCTGAAGTTTTTGAGATTCAAGCTTAATATGAAATTCCATGCTCTCATAAAAAAAGATTTTCTCCAGAGTACTCAAATTTAATAAGTAATCCAAAGAAAACCCCTTTTGAAGATAATAAGAAATCAAAAATGTATCTCCATCATTCTCTATGAGTTTTTTATACCATCTCCAATTTCATTTTCTTCTTTTTTATCCTCATATTTTCCTAGTCCATATAAAGATAAAATATACGTTGCAAAACTTCCTATTTGCCCTATATTGTTATCAAAAACTTTTAAGACTATATCATAAGGCTCAACACAATTAAAAGCTTCCTGTAGCTCTTTTTTGGCAAAATCAGGGCAATGTCTGTAAATTAATTCAATATTTCCTTTAAGTCCATTTGTTGCTGTATTTGCTTCCATTTCAATTTTATCTAAAATTTCCGTAACCTTGTACGGACTTATTTTTTTTACCATTATACTTCCGCCTAAAAATTCCGACTTATATTCCTTAATCTGCTCTCCATTTTCCCTTCTTGCCTTCAATTCTAAAAAATCACTTAATCCCAGTTGTTTCATTCTTTTTCTCCTTCCTAATCAATTGAATCTATATAGTTAT